AAACCCATTTTGTTTCTAACTACTTTAGGTAATTTTGGTAATCCTTTGTTTCCTTTTGGAACTGGTTTTAGTTTCTTTTTCATTATTTAGCTATTCCTTTCGCCTTCTCAAATGAGCGCATACCCGCAACGCCGAGCATTGAAGTGACAATTGCTAGAAGGGGCCCAGTCTCTATAGCAGGCGGTACAATATCCATACCTGAAAATTTTGCATACCAATCAATACATGGTGATAATATAAAAGCAAAAAATAAGGCAAGGGCTCCGCACCATCCTATAGCTGGTCGCCAGCCAGCAACGAATACGCTGCGATGGCTGGCTTCCTTTGCATTAACATCTAATTGTTTTTCCGCAAGCTTTTGTTGTAAGCGTTGCATTAATATTTTTTTATCTAATTTCTCTTCTTCTGATGTATGAAGTTCATCGACAACTTTTGAAATGGTTGCTAAGGCTCCGCCTTTTCCACCACCAAGTAAACCGCCGAGTAAATTAAGCACTATGCTGCTCCACCTGTCATCCAGCTAATTATCCATAGAACAACAATAGCAACTATGGCCGCTTTAATCCAGTCCTTCATTTTCCAATCTGACCATTCTTTAATATGTGACCAGAGATCTTTTAATAGGTTCATAAAACCTCCTTTGTTAAGTAGCGAATTATACTATTTTAAACCTTTGAATGCTACCTTTTTAATCTGTACTTTACTACGTTGACCTTTAGGTCCAGATCCTAAGTTTTGTGTAACTTTTGGACCTTCCATAGTAGCGCTATAAACATCGGCTATTGCTGTTTTATTTACATGAGGGCCTGAGTAAGGATTCATGTCATTAGAAACAGTCATTTTAGCATTAGGATATAGAGAACCATTTATAAATTTTGGTTTAGGATTGTTAAGTGCCATATTATCTCCTAGTGTATTGTGGGTTTGTTATCTTCTAATTCTTGTATCGCATGTTGCACAAATAGTAAAGCATCGTGTTCTTTGTATCCTTTACCTTCAAATAACTCTTTTACTTTTACCATCAAAACCTCAGCCATGATTAACGCATCCGTTTCACTTTTTACATTATCGTTGGCAAATTTATCCATCTTGGAAATAAGATCATCAAATATTTTTTGTGCGTTAAAAATCATATTTATTTACCTTGATTTTTGTATTGAAAACCTGGTCCTTTGCCTTGAGCATCAAGTTTTTTAAGATTAATATTCGCTCTTAGTTGTGCAATATCTTCTTGTGAATCAATTCTTGCATTATCTATAGCGTCTTTTTGTTGTAATTTCTGTTGTTCAAAACCAAGTTTAGCTTGATCAAATTGTAGTTTAGCTTGATCATTCATTGCTCGTTGTTGTAATTCTTGTTGTTTTAATTGAATAACAGGGTCTGGTTGACCAGATCCGCTCATTTGTGCTTGTAGTTGCTGTACTTCACCCATAAATTGTGCTTCAAGAACAGCTATCTGTGATTGAGACATTCCTTCTAAATCTGCTCCCTCTGCTACTTGACCCATTTGTTGCTCTGCTTGTTGTATTTGCATTGCTACCGCTTCTTTTGCCTTAATTGTGACATGTTGTAAAATGTGCTTATTTAATTCAACACCTATCTGAGGCATTAACTGAACAATTGGTGATAAGCCAAAAAGAACATGAGCTTGAATATGTGCATCATGATTTTGTCCTTCATATGCTTCAATCTTATCTTCTTCAATTAATTTACGGTTCTCCATGGATGGGCTCATTGGTTCGGGTTTTTCCAATTTCATAATCTTGTCAATATCCGAAACACCCAAAGCCTCGTGCATGCGAATATAAGCTTCTTTCACGTTATGAAGTTGAGGCGCACTCGTTGCTAACTGAAGCTGAGTCTGTGCCAACTGAATGCGTTGTGCCATGGAGAATATATTCGGATCAGCCACGGGTATAATATCCACGCGTTCATCGAAATCAGTTTGCTTAATAGCTCTATCTCCTCCAACAACCGCATAAGGGTATTCTTCAGGAAGATATGTTTGAATAACATTTGCCAATAGTTTAAATTCTTTTTGCATCGAGTAATACATTCTTTTATGTATAGTACTCATGATACGCGAACCGCGTTCTAATAAAGCAATAGTCGTTCCAACAGGCGCTCCTTGATTTGCATCACCAACTTGCATGTCGGCAATTTGTGCAAATCGTTGACCTGCTTGTACAACAAATCCAAGTAAACCAAATAATGTTTGTGATGGTTCTTTGTATGGTAAAGGAAGTAATCCTTCTCGAATAGCACCAGACGGTGCGTCGACATCTCTAAACTCACCTGGTTGTAATGGTTCATCATTATCGGCGATCCGTAGACCACGTGTCTTGAAACCTGCAGGAAGGTTAGCTAATGTTCCAGCATCAATTAATTGACGTAATGCTTGTGTCGCGGTACGCGATAGGCCACCAATTAAATGTATTAATCCAAAACCATAAAACCCTAAACCTGGTAAAAATTTAAAGTGAACAAAATATTGTTTCTTTTTATAAAGCTCATCGCCCTCTTCATAGTTTCTTCTTATAGCTAAAACTTTTCCTGATGTTTCATCAATAGTAACAATGTAAGGTAATTTAATTCCTGTTGGTTCACCACTACTGTCTACATCTTCGTATCCTTCTAAATCTAAATCCACGTGCATTTCTAATAGTGTTACAATATAAGAGTCGCCTGTTTGTTGGATACCATCTAAGTTATTAATAGTGCTTTGAATATTTCCTGTACTGTATGTTGATGTTTCAGGAGGTGCAGGGTTAATATCTATATCTCTATAAAAACCTGCTACTTGTTTTTTACGTACATCGTTTTCTGTTAATTTAACAACGTGAGTAATACGCTCACATGAATCTAAATCACTTGCGCTATATGGAACAATAAGATCTTCAGCTGGTATAAATTTAGAAACAGCTCTTCCTAGTTGTCCATCGTAATATACTTTTTTAAATGTAGAACCACTCAGTGGTAGATAAAATAACATTTGATCAAGCTCAGGTGTATACTCTTCCATCACATTAGTGATTTGATAATTCATAAATTCTTTTACGCGTTGTGCTTGTTGGTACACTTCAACATCTTCTTTTCCTATAACACGTGTTCGAACAGGTCCATCGGACGGCATCATTTCTTTAAAGGCGGTAGAACTAAATTGTGTAACTGCTTCCGCTAATAAAGGATGTGTCACGGAACTCGCACCGCGAAACGGTCTTGTTCTTTCTTGAAACTTTACACCAAGTAGATCTAATCCCTTTGTATATGTTGTAGCCCATTCATCTCTTGATGATTTGTCATTTTCAAAATCAGCCACCAAATCACTAGAAATTATTCCTAGTTCATTGTCATCCATATTCTCTGCTAAGTTAGCATAAAAATCTTCTTCTATTTCTGGTTCATCAGAAACAATTGTTTCCTCCGTAACTACTTCAATCTCTACTGGTTCTTCATTTTGAATTGCTTCTTCGATTGTTTCACCAACAACAGATTGTATTTTTTGATCTATATTATCAGCCATAATTTTTTATAACCTATTAATGTCTATAAAGCCACCAAAATGAAATGTAGGTATTTCAATAGAACCACCTTTGCTTTTAAGCTTTATATTATTCTTAGTCAGTAAGTTTATGACTTTTGTGGAGTCGAGGATTTTTCCGTAACCTTCGTTTCGCGACGACGCAATTGCTTTGATCGTGGAGATGATACTGTCGAGATACTCGATATTGAAGCTGGTAGCCCCATCGCCTTCCATTCTTTCGCTGATACTTTCTTGAAGCCCATTTATATTCTCCTTATATTCATTGGATTCTATATAGTCTGAAACCCATTCAGACGGAATATACATCATATCCTTATCTTTTCCAAATACTTTTTCAAAGCTGTTCTGCATGTCTTTTTCGTTAGGCATACCATCACTTAGTGCTGAAGCCACAAAACCTCCTGGAACTGGTGTAATATTAAAGTCTAATCCTGTTAATTTATGTAACTGCTGCACATCTTCTTGGGTAAAACTTGATTGAATATATAGTTGAATTGTAGGTGTTGCATTAGGATTAATACTCTCTCCTTCATCAAGAATATTAAAATTACTTGCTCCCATAGCATCTTGATCTAAATGCAATCCTAATAAAGATAATATTTGTTTTCTTTGACTCTCTTCTAAAGGAACAACTCCATTTTTAGTCTTAACAGTC